CTCTTTGTGCAAGTCGAGACCGATGCGGGGATCACCGGGCTTGGGGAGAAGGAGAATGGGATAACGAACGTCGCAGGCGTGGAGTGGATGACCGACCTGATGTTCCTGAATCTCAGCGGGAACGAGATCGTTGATATCTCGCCGCTGGCGGCGCTCACCAACCTGCTGGAACTATACCTGTGGAGGAACCAGATAGGGGATTTGGCCCCGCTCAGTAGCTCCTTGGAAGAATCTTTCTACGATGGTCGCTGTACTAACGAGCCTTTCTGCTTCGCCAGCCCCAGCCTGCGTTACCGTCAGGGCAGGGTTGGCACTATTGACCGCTATCTGTACTTCGTCGGGGATGCCCAGGGTGTCAGCAGCCAAGCGATAGAGTCTTACATCCCCGTTGGTGCGGTCCAGCAGCACCTCGTCCACAGCCAGCATGTCCCCGGCAGCCAGTGCCAGGATATTGGCCGCTACCCTCGACAGCACTATATCCTGGTTTGCTATGTCGAAGGTGAGTGAGTTCACAATTAGGGAAGGGACACCGCCAGCGAGAGAGATGGCGATAGAGAATGTCCCGTCGCCGTTGTCTACTGCCTTGAGGGCAGGAAGGACTGTTTTGAAGGTTTCGTCAGCCATCGTTCATCTCCTATTGCGCCTCGCAGGCCATTGCGTAGGTACCGTCCCCCAGGTTCATAGCCCGTAATGGTGGGAACGTCTTAACAAAGGTCTCATAAGTGCCAGTGTCATCGTAGACCGTGCAGGACATAGCATAGGTGCCGTCCCCCTGGTCAACAGCCTTGAGGGCTGGCAATACCGTCTGGAATGTAGTATCAGCCACTATCTGCCCCCTTCGGTCACATGCCGGTAGTATATATCAGCCAGCGAGTCTACGTCTACCGAAGCCTGAAGGGCCCGAAAGTAGCGCCTCATCTCAGTCTCCATTTCCTTTGCGAGCTTTTGATTGCGGATAGAATTAGGGTTTGCAGGAATTTCGCTTTCAAGCAAATTTATAAGGCTATCAATCTCGGTTATAACTGACATACCGTTCCCTTAATTGTTTATTTTCAAATCTAAGTAATCTAATTTCAGCTTTAAGTTCTCTTTGCCCTTCCAGTAATTTATCTATTTTATGTTCTAGTTTAGTATATTGAAGATGTTGCATTTCCATAACAAGTTGAAGATTCTCTGGGTATCTATTATCATCCCTAATTCCGTTCTTATGATGCACAATCTCCCAACTTTGAAGGCATCTACCCAATGCTTTGGCTACTATAAGGCGATGTTCTTTTACATATCCATCTTTCCTTGCCATCGGGTAAAAGAAATCATCTGGTTGAAGTTTTACTACAATATAGCCATGTGCATCTCTTTTGCGCCCTCCTTTCCAGTTAGGGTTATCTTCCCCTATCCTATGGAAACTAGGGGCTTTCATAGCACAAGAAAAACATCGTAACCATCGAGTCCCTTTTTTGCTGGTTTGAACCCAGCGTTCCTTTCCACAATCTATGCATCTATTCCAGATATATTTTGACTGGCTTTTGAATCCTATTTCTGTTCCTTTCCTAATCTCCCCAATCTCAGGCATTTTTGAGAACTCTCCGTTTCTTGCGTTTTCTAGGCTTTGAGGATTCGGTATTTCGGCCTCCAGTAACTGGACTTCGGCCTTTATCGCTGCTATGACTGGGCTCCACTTCTCTAGCTCCTGCGTTACCATTAGCTACTCCTGAGCCCCTGCATGGACCGCATGGAAGCTGGAGCACACCGCCCCTGTCCACGTCCCTGTAGCCCTTCCCTCCACACGTTTCGCATAACTTAGCCTCTGTGTCCGTTGCCAACAGGCACCGCCTCTCTGAATAGCCTTAGAGCCCGTATCATGGCCGCTGCCGGGTCCCCCTTGGCCTCTGCCATGAGTTGATCCAGAACCTCGTTAGTATCATCAACCCCAATAGCCAGGAGTGCTACCTGCATGACCTCCCGAGACGCCGCTAGTTCTGGCAGCACTGGGAGAATCTGGGCTATGGCCTCTGCCACCTGGCTCGCATCCTCCGGCGTTATGGCGGGGAAGTCCCGGTCAACATATCGCCTCTCTACGGGGATGCTAGCCTTCGCTAATACTAACTGGTCTATCTCATCATACTGGTCGCTCCATATTGCCTGGTGAGATTCAAATTGCTTTTCTAACGGCAATTCCGTAGTCTTTGCAGTTGCAAGGTTACCGCTACTGATGTCGCCAAAATACTGCTCTGATACCCCAACGGCGGCGCATACCTGGAGCCTCAGCATCCGGGCGTCCTCGTAGGCATTGCGAGACTGGGAGTCTGTCTTTATTGGTGTGGTCTCTGAGCCCATATTCTCTGTCAGTACAGAGGCGGAGGCCGGAAGCTGGCCTTGGAATACCGCCTTAGCCGCAGCCACAGCAGCCACACCACCGGCGACCTTCGTTTTCCACGAGAACCGGGCAAGGGCTAGCATAATGGCCGCCCTGGCTGCCAGGAATTGGCGGTAGAGCTTTATCCAGTCCAGGGCCGGGAGCAGCAACGGGAGCCCACGCTGGCCTATCGTGTTGATGGCCAGGTGGAACATAATGCCATCCTCACCGGACTGTACGCTCTTGCTATAAGAGTCCAGTGCAGCCTCATTCTTTAGGTTATTCGAGGAGCGATAGTATGCGAGCCTGGATTGCCCTTGTGCTGTAGACCATTCTCGCTTGTAGAAACGCACATTCTCGGCATCGTCCGGGTCAGTGATAAACTCCGTTATCTCAAGCGCATTGACCCGCCTGAGCGTAGCCTGCCCCTGGGGCTCCAGGAAGAGGACAAAGAATATCTCCCCGTCTATAAGGAGGATGTCGCTTGACTTGCGCTGGCCGGACGCAGAAAGGAGGGCTGCATTGGCAGGGTCATTCCAGTAGACTTCCAGGGCCTTAGTAGCCCCGTCGTCCTTGGCGCTCCAGGTCATACCGGTGCCGAAGGTGTAATCTGTCCAGAGCCGAATAGACTGCCGCCCCAGTGGGTCCGTTAGGGCATAGAGGCGGGACTTCTCGACTGCAAGGATGCGCTTGGCATCCGTGAGGTCATTGGTACCCCCAGCCGCCGTTAGGCTTATCCAGCCGGCATCCTCTAGTGCAAGCTCGGCCTCGACGCCAGCCAGGGCCTCTCTGAGGAGGGAGCCTGAGATGATGGCCTGGCCTGGGCTCCGTAGTACCTCACTGATCGGCAACCCAGAGGAGCCATAGATTATACTCCTCGGGCTAGCTTGCACGCCTCTTCTCCCTCGCTGCCTGCTGCGTCAACTTCCGGCGCTCCCTCCGTGACATGGCAACCACCTTGACCGGCCCGTTGCCATACTTTATCCGAATGAGGCCCTGGGGACTCGGAGTGAACTTTTCGGGGGGCTGTTCGGGCTCTGTCATATCACTCTCCCCACATTATACCACATCCTCAAAACTCTAGTTTCACCTCTTGCATGGCGTCGTAGACCAGTACCTGCTCCATCACCTCCGGCGTTCCGAACTTCGCCACGACCCCATAGCGCCTCGCATCCATCGAATGCGAGAAGATGTGGGTGGTCTTGTCGGTCAGCCTGCCGTCCTTGTCGGCAATATACCGGAAGTTCCTCTGCTCCTTGATGCAGTCAATCGAGTCGTCAGTCCAGAACTGGCGGTATTGCCTGACCTTCTGGTGGCCGTACTCCACGCTACCCGGCCCCTTGGGGCAGGGCTTGACGTTGAAGCCCAGCCGGCATATCTCCTCGATGCTCTTCGGCTCAGAGGAATCAGCGAATATCTCATCGTAATACTTAGCTACCCCGAGCCCAACCATCCTCTCTGCTATGTCCTGGTTGGTCAGCCCTCGCTCATAGAGAAGTTGCCTGGAGTACAGGCAGTCTCCCACCACCACATTCTTGACCAGGGCCGTCATGTCTGTGGAGAAGCCAAAGTCCAGCCCGTAGAAGGCATCGCCACTTGGTAGCTCCCTGACCTGGCCGAACTCGGGATAGACCAGGCCCTCGATCTTACCGAGACGCCCCAGGCCGTAAATGTTCCACCAGTTCGGGTCCTTGTCTTTGTTCGACTCGATGTTGGCCACGACCTCCGGGGGCAATACCTGGAGGGCATCCTGGAAAGTCGAGTGGATGTAGACATTCTCCGGCTGACCCAGCCAGTGCTCGTGGGCCCAGAACTGCGAGACTGGATTCCAGTCAGCGAAGGTAAATCGGCTGGTGCGGATGTCCAGGCCCCGGGCCGTCTCCCAAGGGATGTTGTTGGCCTCGTTCAGGAACAGTATGTCACGCCGGGGTCCTCGCACCTTGTCGGGCTCGTCGGCGCCAAAAAACTCGATGACGCCCTTGCCGAAGCGGTAGGTCTGCTCCGTCTTGTTGTAGCGGGGGTTATTCTCCTGGGGCTCGTCAAGGATGCGGAAGCAATCTCTTATGCATCCTCTTTTTAGATGTGGAAGGCTCTCGCTTACGACTGAAATTAGAAGGGGAGCCTTGGCGTGCTGTGCAATCAGTATGAGGAGCTGGAGTATGGACCAGGTCTTGCTGGAGGCCGTGCCACCCTCATCCAGTGCCCGGCGCTTGCCAGGGCTTAACCAGGCCTCGGCGTTGGCCTCATAGATGCGGGTCGTGCGCAGGTTCAAGGATAGTCCCTTACTTTGCAAATCCTCTTATCT